CGAGTCGTATTATTATCATATTGTTGAACGCGACCCCGACCGTTATCGCATTTTCATTGCTTTAGGATTAACGTATATTATCGTTCTACTTGTTCAGCAAAAACGTTATTATTGGTGGTATCCCACGTTTAATCTTACGATAACTGGGTTCGGTAAATCATACCCCGACAGTAACACCGAAATACATACTGTCGTTACTGAATACATTATGAAACGAATGCCGAGCGATATTGCGTTTTTTAGGATGACGGATATGAACCCGGCTGCTGCGTTTACCACGGTTATTACGCCGGATGAAATGTCGGTCGACGAGATGAACCGTATTATGAACAATACACGGGTTATTTTTATTACGAAATTATTGAAATGGGTATATAATCGCGCACGACCGGCGATGATTGCGCCGGAAGTCATCAACGAGGCAAATGGCACATTATTACGGTCTGATTCCGCCACAACGCCGGCGTATCCATCCGGACACGCGGTTCAGACGTATTATTTAGCGAAAGTATTGGCGCGGAAATTTCCTGCGAAAACCCAACCATTGATGGAGGTGGCGACCAAGTGCGCGAATATTCGGATTATGGCCGGACTTCATTATCCTAGCGATCGTGATTTCGGATGGTGGGTGGTGGATCATTATTTGACGGAAGTGTAACGCCTCTTCGGTCATCCTCGCCAACGTCGATTCGACGCCGGTTCCTTCGGTCATCCCCTTCGGTCATCCTCGCCAACGTCGATTCGACGCCGGTTTCTTCACCAACTCCAACATCATATTTTCATAATCCACCTCGTGTTTTTCTATATCGCTATATCCAGGTCGTTGTGTCACGCATATCGGCGTGATAATATACCAACGATCCGCGCGCTGAAGTTTTTTCCAATACGAATCAATCGCATACGATTTTACATTTTCAGGATTAGCTTCAAGTTGTGCGACACCTTCTTCAAAATTCCGAAGCAATGTATCATAATATCGACTAGACACCAAATAACACCCCGTAGTTTGGCAATTCGCAATCCGGAAACAATACGGCGTTTCTATCTTAAATGGTGGATAGTTATTCCCCGAGAATAAAACAACATCCCAATTGTCCTTGAACCCCGATAAAAACGCGGACACTTGTTTCGAGAGAACTGCCGGATACTTTATCAAGACGTCGTCCTCCATTATAAGCGCGTGATCCCATCCGTTATGTTTCGCGAACATGATACATTCAATATGACTTTTAGAACAACCAATCGCGCCACGATCGTGCTGAATTGCCGAAAAACGCGTAATCGGGAAAAAGGTATATTCGGTCGGATATGTTCGACACAATTCTTCAAAGTGCGATTCAAACTGTTTGCGCCGGTCGGGACGAGAATCTAGGTTGATATATATCGCGTGTTTGATATCTGAAAACCGACGGAGTCCGATCGGGGGCGGGGGCGGCCGGGGCGGTGTCTCCATTTTTAATCTGATGATTATAGTAAATAACAAAAACCACCACACAAATAATAACTAATATTATCATATATTTATATTATTTATTATGTCAGACGTGAACGTAACTTTCTCATCTTGTTTATACAATATGAAGAATCGACACAGTTCGTCGTCTCATCAGACTTGGATGCGCGGATTGATTCGTATTGTAAAGCAGTTTTATCTCGTCATTTATACCGATGAAGAAACTTCGCAAATCATCATCGACGAAATCCATAAAACGGAAAATAACATCGCAAAATCGAATATTCGAGTGATTATTAAACCATCTACCGAATTTTATAATTATAAATATGCCGAATATTGGAAACGCAATAATGATAATCCGGAATGTAAATTATATAATGTTGCGGACTGGCGCTTGAATATGTTATGGTGTGAAAAGGTTCATTTCGTTCATCAAACCGTCCAAGGTCGATATTTTGGTAAAGATACGGAATATTATGGTTGGTGTGATATTGGTTATTTTCGAGATACGCTTACTACTCCAACGACCGGGTCGAGATACGCAACTATCATACGTGAACACTGGCCGAATCCCGCGAAGATGAATCGACTGGATAAAAGTACGATCTATTATGGTTGTAATATTCGTCCAAACGATATGAATATTGCGTTGAGATATTATTTGGATTATTTTCATCCATCCAACCTCAATTCCGAGACGGGTCTCCCAAGAACAACCGACAAAAAAAATACACATTTTATTTCCGGCGGGTTTTTTATAACTGGTCGAGAGAAAGTGAAATGGTGGGTTGATACATTTCAAACCGCACTCGAGAAGTATATTACACATAATGCGGTTATTCAAGACGACCAACTGATTATTTCATATTGTGTTTTTAAAAATAATGTCTACTCGGGTGACGACGACTCGAAACGACATTTTTCTATACTCAAAGTAAACGAAACTGAACCCGATAAATTGTGGTTTATGTTTCGCGATCTATTACTATAATGTTGATGGCGGGGGCGGCCGCAGACCCCGAACCAACTTAAACCGATACAATATAATTGTGTATAATTACAATAAAATGATCACCGCGACAATTATGGGGGGATTGGGTAACCAACTATTTCAGATTTTCACAACGATTGCGACCGCACTACGGAACAAAGACACGTTTTTCTTCGTACATCGAGATGTGTTAGAGGGACACCCCGGTCACCCTCGATTTACGCATTGGGGGACAATGTTTCGCGAGTTGCGGACCTTTCTGAAACCAAGCAATGACGCGGTAATAAAAATGGTCAAGAGTTTACCTGTGTGGAATGAAATTGGGTTTCACTATACACCCATACCTACTGAAACTCTAAAATATACAAAACCTCTTCATCTTCACGGGTATTTTCAAAGTGAGAAATACTTTGTAGATAAATACCGTGAGGTATGTGAGATGATACAACTTCCACGACAACAAACCTGGATAAAGGATCTATACCCAAATGAATCGTGGAGCGTTGACTACGCCGGGAAACCTGATAAAACCCGAACATTAATAAGTATTCATTTTCGCCTCGGTGATAATATTCAAAACTTACATATGAAAATTCACCCCATAATGACAGTTGACTACTATTATCGCGCGATTTCACATATCGTCGCGTCTGTATCAGCAACTCATTCCGTATCTGATTCATTTACATTTCTCGTATTCTACGAACCTTGTGATAAAGAAATCGTGATTAAACAAGTTGCCGAGTTAAAACACAGGTGCGCGACTGACGTGGACGGGGGCGCATACGGGCGCGATATTCAGTTTCATTTTGTCCGGGATACCATCGCCGATTGGCAGCAGATGCTCTTGATGAGTGTGTGCGACCATAATATCATCGCGAATAGCACATTCAGTTGGTGGGGTGCGTATTTTAATGCGAACCCCGGGAAGGTCGTTTGCTATCCAAGTATTTGGTTCGGTCCAGGCGTTTCACATGATACACGCGATTTATGTCCGGAGTCGTGGGCGAAAATAGAGGCGACAGTGATGACAAAGATTTGATTGAAGAATTAAAAATAATTAGATATTTTCTTTTGTTATTTATAATTGGTATTACTATGGTGTCTTACAAAACGACGCGCAATAGGAATGTTCGGTCGAAACGACCGAAACGGCAGTCATTGAAACGGCGGAACAGGAAGTCTAGAAAGGTTCCGCGGGGGGCGCGACTGACCCACTAGAAGATGTTAAACAAAATGATTTAGTAAGTGTTATTTTAAAAGATAATGCGCATCCACGCGGGTACCCCCCACCGAGTGAGGATTCAAATATAATATGCCAGGTGGTATCTGTAGAGAATACTGGTTCCCCCAAACAAAAAACAGTAAAATTGCGTATAACAAACGAACCAATTACGTTTGGTTATGTGTATGGTGGTAATAACGTTAACGGTCTTCCTGTGGAATTTAGTGATAATTTTGATATAATATATACCCCTTCAGAAATACCAGCATATTCTTTTCGTATTTATAAAAGAGATGATTCCGGAAATCTTCAGGTAATATCCGGTAGGACTTATACACACATTAAAGTAAATAATGACTCGGCGAAACCTAACTTAATTACTGGCTGGGAGATTAAAAGTGTACAACCCATCACGGCGTCGCGATAAACTCCCAATCCAGTTCAATACATATCTGTTTCCATATCTGATCTTGTTCGATCCGCTTCTCTCGATCTTTCAACATTGGAAAGAATGGCAAGAACTCGCGACGCCCCAGCAACTCACACAACTTGTAAACCGTATAATAATAATTCAGGAAATTCACCCGGTCATCGGGGCAGAATTTCGCGTAGGGGCCCTGTATCTCCATAAACAGATTACACAATCGGTCTTCCAAATCAGGCGTCATCACCGGCGGTTTAATCCCCAACTTATCTTTAATAAATGGAATGTGTTCATAATATTTATTAAATCCCAGTTTCTTCATAATCTCTTTTGCTTTCTTATCGGTGAATTGGGTAATTTCAATCCGCTCTTTCTTGATTTGCTGTTTGATGCTTTCTAACACGTGATCCGGTATCGA